CCCACTCATTTTATCTCCCTTTTAGACTGTCCGCTGTTGACTTAATCTTGCAACTCCACCAGTTCTGCCTGATGAACTTAACGAAGATAATAATGTTTGTAGTTCAGGTCGTTGTTCTTGCATAGTCATTTGTGGAGTAGAGCCTCCTGCTGGAGGTTCACCGGGAGCGGGGGACGATGGCTCAACCGGCTGTGCCAACCCAGCAGGAGGAACTTGCGGTGCAAAGACTTCTTCGATTACATCTTCGATTGCTTTGCCTTTTTGTCTTGCTTTAATTACATTAGCAATTCTTTGTATAACTTCAGTTGGATCTTGTCCCGAAGCAGCCATCTGTGGGATTGCCTGTGAATAGGCTTGTAATGCACCAACAAGTCCATTACGCATTTCTTCAACTTCTATTTTTTCTTGTTCTTGCGTGACATTAACTCCA